AACCCTGCCGTTATTTTAAATGCTTCTCTCATAATCAAGCTGCATCTTTACCCAAAAACTTATTCACAAAGTAAACTTGACCTTTACCTGTTACTTTTGTGGTTGTAGAAACAAGTATTGAACCATCTGGCTTGTTTATTGTCGTCTGCTTCAGTTCAAACAGTCCTAAATCCATAGCCTTTTGTGTGGGCTGGTTGTAATATTGACCTTTTGAGCATAAGTAGCCATTTTCACGCATCCAAGTGAATAAACGGTTCTGACCTATATTCACGCCATTCTGTTGCAATATCTTTGCAAGCTCGGCTACCAAGCATGAACGTTGAGAAGTTGAAACTGCATCAGCAAACAGGACTTTAGGTGCATTGGACTTTATTGTTTGTTCTGCAAGTTCTGCCTTTTGTTCGGCTTCAATTCGTTTCTGCTTTTCTTCTTTCAGGTTGGTTGCAAGCCGGATTAAGAAATCAGGTGAAGTCAAAGCCTTTTCAAGCGTTTCTTGTGTCATGTATGCACCATGCTTGCGAATTGAGGGTAGAACTTCATCACAAACCCAATCTTGAAATTTTTCTGCATTGGGCAGCTTTGATTTCATAGTTAACCTATAAACTTCGCTCTCCTTGCCATATTTTATAGGTTGTACACCACTCTGGGTAGGGGTTTCCAAAACAGTAACCCCCTTACAATGGTCTATAACTGCTTTTGCAGGGTTTGAATAACCAAGTGCTTTTGCTACATCTGCTAAGCAAAACAACGGTTCTTCATTCTCATTCATAGCAATTCTTACTTTTCCGAACTGCTCATTTTGGAAAATCTGGATTTTATTCATACTTTTGTCCCAGTTTGAATTTAACTTTATCCCCATTGGCGACTCGGTCATTTTCGCCTTTGGGGATTTTATTTTGACCGAATTAGTAGCAAGCTGGGATTTGAACCCATGCACACCTGAATGTCTTGCCTTGACCTGTCACGCCTGACATATAAAAAGGCAAATCTTAAAAGAGGTCTAAAGTGGCAGTTTACCCCTTGAAAGAAATGCCTTGAATATCCTTGTAACGCAACTGCCACGAAGCGCATTTCGTTCTAAGTCAAAGTTACCAACCGCCAAACATCTGTCCTAAAAATTATCATTCTCAGAACAAACATTTGGCTGATTGTTTCAAAATAATCGTGTACAGGACAAATTGTCGGTGGTGATCTAATAGTCGTTATATCCATTTTTACTGTTTCAAAGCCTCATGAATAAGACTTTGAAGTTCTTTTAGCTCTTCTTCAGTCAATCCATATACATTACCTAGTGCAGATGGATTTTCGATTCTCAAAGCATACTTAACATTATCCAGTTGCTTTTCTTTAGACAATACTGCTAGTTTAAATCTCTTACTCATAATGAAACTTTTAAGTTAATGATATTATTAAATTCTCGCTATTGACAATAGGTGGCGGTCTTATTCTAAAAATCATAATCGTGTGTGAGAGTTTTTATGATGCTTTTCTTACCTGATTTATATCTTCTATCTTTTCTGCATTACCTAATCCATAAGTTGCATTATCCATGTGTACGCCAGTAAGTCCGAGCATAGTCTTTCGTTCGCCCCAGCATTTAGCATTAAGATCTGATAGCATTTTAGATATACGCAATATAGCATCAATCGCATATTTGTTGTCCTCAATGTCAAAATCATCATCCGTAATTATAAAACTAACAAGGTTAGTCAGACTTGAAGCTAAGTCTATACTGCTATACATGTTTAAAATACCCTTACCGAGTGTAGCTAACTCAAATATTTGGTCAGCATTAAGACCACCCATTTTTTTACTAAGTTCTGAAAAATCCATATCTATTGTTTTTAATGTTAATACTAAGCTATCTTTACAAGGTTACACTTCTTGAAACAACGCCATTCTTCTTTTTCGCAGTCCCAGTACACCTGGCAGTTATCTGCCGTTTTCTTAGTACCCTTTGTTTCAGGTATTCTGCCGCTCATTAAAGTACCGAAAGCCTGACGAAGCGTGCCGTCTGTTTTCTTGAAATAGAACTCAACCACCTTCTTATGAAGCAATGCACGAAGTTTGATATTAGTCCAAGCGCATTTCAATGCTTCACTCATTGAATAACCGTTCTTGCGTACAAATGACCAAGCAAGACTCATAATCTCTTTTAATAGGTTTCTCTTTTCTGTTGCCATAGTTCTTATATTTTATTGATTCTTTAAACGCTGTTTAAATTTTACACTGCAAATATAATTAGTATTTAAATTACCGTACAAATTTTTATATATAATAAATGTTAAATATAAAATTGTCGTTTAAATTATTTGCTCATTATTTAAATAGTAGATATTTTTGTGCTATAAAATCATATTTAAATGAGAATTAAAGAATTGTTGCGAGAAAAAGGAATTACCGCAAAAGAACTAGCTTCAAAAATCGGTATGACTGAAACAGGGTTAAGTATCGCTATGGGAGATAATGGAAACCCACCATTAAAAAGATTAGAACAAATCGCCGCTGCTTTAGACGTGCCAGTAACAGAACTTTTTGATAAACCCAAAGAGGGAGTTATACATTGCCCTCATTGCGGAAAAGAGATAAAATTGAATCCGAATGTTTAACACACTGAAGATAAATCTACCTTATGAAAAAACTTCTTATTATATTTATCATTGGCATTCTTTGTTCGTGTACAAAAACGACCAAACAAAATGGGAATACCAATTCGACTGATATTGTTATGTCTAGATACAAAGTTCTAGATGTAGTCGACTCAATTTCTAATGAATTTCCGAAGAAGTATGTGAATGAAATCCAGGCTAGAAAATTTTGCGACGCATTATTTAAGGAAATAGATTCCAAACTAAAGTCTAATAATGGCTATTTAAGTGAAATACCTGTTCAATTCAGCCAAATGATTAAAAAAGGGAATAATTATATCTTAAAATTTGAGTGTGGTGAATATTCAACTGATGATGATGGTCTTTATTCAGAAGAGGGTAAATATCGTATTAATTATGCTATCTTCGTGGAAGCCCCTGAAAAAGACGCTTCTGAGCTAGAGGAAAATAAAATATATCATCTTACAGGAACATATTTAAGTACTGTAAATAATAACTTAGAACTTCCAAGCGGTAAGTACTTTAACTATAATACATCATGCTATAAATCAGATTTAGACGATGAAGGATCAATATGTTTAGGAGGATTCTTGTTTAAAGATATAACTGTTCGATAGTGAAACACCATAAGCTAACAAAGCCGGATTTTATCCGGCTTTGTTTCTTCGTCTGCGCGAAGCCATGTCCTTACCTTTCACCTTTGTAACCTTCGTTCCTGTAACGGTATGGAGCTTGTCACGCTGCATGATTACTAAATTTCTGTATGGTATCTCATAGACCACTTCCCGGTATGACAGATGCAGATTTTCCATGAACGACGCTATCTGTCCCAATAGAGTATCATTCCCTACAACCTCGGTTTCGCTGCCAGCAGGCTTACGTTCCTCGCCAAGCTGACAGCTTTGAGAAAAACCTTTGAGTCAATCATAGAGAGTGCTTCATCTAATGCGTTCACATTCTCTTCGTATGTTCCTTTTTCAAGTTCTTCGCTCAAACTTTCGTCGCCAGCTATCAGCCAGGAGAGAGCCTTGCTGTAAGCCTCGCTTTCTCCCAAGGAAAGCAGGACTTCTCTCAAATTGTCTGCTTCTTGTACGCCTGACAGATGGGAGATTGCCCCGGCCAGTTTGTGGACAGTAGGAGGGTAGACCGTGTAGGCTTTTCCGGCAACAAACACCGTCCTAAAATCACTTCCGATAATGGATTCTGATACTATTTTCGCTCCTTGATTCATTCTGATAAAATAAAAATTAAGGGGTGAAGCCATAAAGCCCACCCCTGTTATGGAATTCAAATTCTACCTATTGGATAGGCATTAAACACCTGCTTTTACCTCTTCTGAGTCAAACCAGTATTCCGGAGAAACTGCCGAATTTTTCGGCTCTAACTCCACAGCACTCACTGGAAGTCCGATAGCCTTATCGGTAGTAGCTTCGCGGGCACCGATGTCAGCACGGGGAATGACGCAATACTGGTCATCTTCAGTCTGGGCAACAATCAGCTTTTCGATGTTCACCTTACCTCTTGCACGTTTCCAGCCCTTGTCAGTATTGATAACGTCACCTCCCATAAGGTCTTTCTTGGTCGTATAGTCGTACTCGCCGATGGTGAAGTTGACGGTCACGTCGCCCATCTCCTTGTCGCTGCGGTAGGTCTGGCCGGTGAGCTGGTTCTTGTAGTTGGTGCGGCTTGCCTCTGCTTCTTCGAGCGTCCAGGTGTCCTGGTGGATGTTCTTCACTTCCTTCAAGGTGTCTCCCTGCAACAGGGTGTACAAGGCCTGCCCGGTCAAATCGGCGGTAATCTCGCTTGTTTCGCCATACCAAAGCTTCTTGATATTCACGGCGGTGATTTTCTTTGCTTCTGCCATATCATTTCACATTTAAAACTTCAAACAAAATTCTTACATTCACATAGTGACACTTTAAGGATGTGTCCTCCTCTGTTCCGATTGTGTCGATGGAATAATGATAGGTTGTGCCGTCATAGCGTCCGGTTACGCCGTCAAACAGCTTTTGAGCCTGTTTTTCAAGTTCGTTCAGCCGGATGGTATTGGCTTCGCCTTCCTTCAGGTCGGGGACGCAAAGGTTCACCTCGACGAAGGATTTCTTCCAGTACGTGCCCGGCTGCTGCTTCTTAGCGTGAATGACAATCCTTTCTGATTTCAATTCGCCAGTCAGCTTCTTTCCGTGAGGAACGATTTCAATACCGAAGGTCTTGCAGTCACGGTAGAGAATGTTCGCTATGTCGGTAGTTACTATCATGCAATCAAATATTGAATATTATTACCATACTGAAGGAATACATGATAAACCAGTTCTCCAAGCTGAACAGTCCCGGCAAATCTTTTATCTTCCAAATCTTTATCAGATATGTTTTGTCCTGTTCCGTACATAAAGATGTCCACAAAACATAATTCTTTTTGACATTCATCTACTACTGCCCATAGACAAACCATATTTCGTTGCGATTGTACAGATAATATTCTTGCTCCTACAGGTAGGCATAATTTTGAATGGTTTGCTACAATCAATTCATACTTGAATATTCGTTTCATTTGATTTCCTCCTTCAATCGTCTCTCAGAATATAGGGCTGCACCAGTCAGGACTTCGTAGCCTTTAGATTCCACGAACGAGGCGTATTCGGCTTCATTCCTCAACTCCAATCCATCATCCTGAACTGAATACTTGTTTGACTTACGGAGCGTGCCAGTCTGATTCTGATAGCTACCATGCTCAATAGCATAATCGACAGCTTCCTTGCCGACTTTCTCCTCAACAGCTTTAACCTCAGCATAGCCTTGCTCAAAAAAGCTATCCACATCCGAAAAATCAAACTTTACTTTGCTCATAATTTCAACCCGTCTGCCGTTGGTTCAATCTTATCGCCTGTTGAAGGGTCTTTGCTTGACGGATAAGGATTTGTTTCGTTTAACCGCTTCAAGTCCATTCCCAGCCACATAACACCTTCCTGCAATTTTGTAATTGCAAGGCTTCTTTCTCTGCTTGGTGGAAGTTTCTTTATCTCCTGAATCTTCTCATCAATTTCTTTTCTCAGTTTCTTATTAGCAACGACTTCTTCTGTTCTTGTCATATCCATATTTCTGAGTAACCAAAATAATTCGCATTCTTGACCATGTAAACCTTGCCAGTTCCCCGGATATTCTCACCGTCCATACTCCTTACTTCATCACCAGCCTTCAGTGAGACTCTTTTCTCACAGACTACGTGATAATTCGGTCGGTACACCTCGCCATTCTCCGAGGTAAACTCTTTGGTGGAGTTATCGTCACAACGGCACTTGCATACGTCCTGCCAGCTTTCACCGCCGGTACCAGGAATAGGCCGGCCGAACTCATCCGTTTCCATCGGAGTGGTGACTTTAACCTGCAATGTATGGGGAGCGAATATCATAGGAATCTGACTTTAGGTTTATCACTCAACGTGTCTTCAAGGCCGTACTTCTTGCACAAGAAAGAATAGTATTCCTTCACGCCTTTGGTGTCCCAAGACATAGAGAAACCATTCTCGCTGATGGAAGTGGCTCTAAGTAATAGAGAGGGGATGAACTCAGCCATAGCCACCGAAATAAGCCCGATGTTTGACTGGTCCATCTCATCCTCTCCGCTTATCCCTGAAGACAGACTTATCTCCAAAAGGTCAGCCTCCGACAAATTAATGCCGAAGGTCTGAAACTTCTGTGATATGTAGTCATTTACCGTCATGCGTTCATGGTTGACAAATCGAAATTCACAATCAGGTTCGGGTTCGTAATCTGCGGAATCCACTCAGCGGTGTATTCCAGATAACGGCCGTTCTTGTCCTTGTAACCGGAAATAAGCATATCACCGTCTGCCTGGGTGTAGTTACGTCCCGGTACGCCGTCCACTGCTTCGTACGGAGTGTGGAAGCGCATGTAACCGACCTTATCCTGCGGAAGCAAGGTGATACGGTCGTCTGCGTAAATCTGCACGTTCTTTCCGGTCTGGTCTTTTACGTAATCTTCCTTGATTTCAATGGCCGGAAGCCCGATGCCAGTGAACACTTGGGAAGCCAGTTGAGAGGTAATCAATCCGGTTGAAAGATACATCTCATTTCCTGTAAGCTGCATCTTGAACTTGTCACCAAACTCAGCCGACCCGATGATATTCTTCACGAAAGTTCCTCGTGACATAATCATCTTCTGGAAATTACCGTAGTCCGCTTTCAGTGCATTAATCTGCTGCTGCAAGTAGGTGATGAAGTTCGTCTTCGCACCAGTATCAGGCTTGATGAACTTGAACGGCAATTCAATGTTGAGAAGGTCGACACCTCCGGCATTGTCGTCCTTGTTCTTAACAGCTGCTTCTCCGGTCATCAGAAGTGAACCTACGATAATATCCATACGCTTGTGAGCTGCTAAAAGTACCTGGCGGTAATCGTCATAGATGAAATTCACGATTTCCTGCATGGCTGCTACCTGGTCAGCAGGTTTAGCTGCGTTAAACTTGTCAATCAAGTCCTGAAGTTCGGACAGGCGGTCAATGGAAATCTGGTAAGCATCGCCAAGATAAGCGATTTCACCATATCCTGAACCGATATTCCGGCGTTCACGGATAGGCTTCTCGCCGTATCGTGAGTTAATAGAACCGGCCATCACTCCAGTAACCTGACCGATGTAGTCCTTGAACACACGGGTAGTCGTTCTACGGAAATCAAGATACTGCTGCCAGTAGATTGTATCCTTACGAGTCTGAAGGACGCGCTGGATAACGGCGTTTACGATATTGGGGTCATTAAACAGAGTATGAATAGTTAGCATCATGTTTTACCTCCTTTCTTTATTTGCTTGCAATTACACCTGCTGTTCTCAAAGATGCCAGAAGGGCATTCAATTTTGTATGTGCATCTTCCTGCCCAGTAGCATCATCTACTTTAACACCTTGCTTTACACCTCCGAGAGCAGAAGATGTTGCTGCAGACAAAGTGAATTTGTTGGCTTGGGATGCGATACCATCCAATTTAGCTTTGTCTTCTTTACTCATCAAGCCATCTTGACTGGAAGACGCTTTGGCAACTACAGCCTTTCCACCTTGAGTAACGTCAGGAGCGTTGAACTGGAAATGCGGCATGTTGGCCTTGTCAATGTCAGAGAAAGGCATAACCAATTTGGTAGGCTCAATCTCGAATGCTCGCATCAAAAGAGCAACTAATACAATGCCTTCTTCTACTTGTACTCTTCCGTACAAGGCTGAGTTAGCAATGACTTTCGGAGTTGTGCCGCTTACCGCTGTAGCTTCATAGAGTACAGTACCAGCTTCCAATGTTTCGCCAAAGTCGGCAGACAGCGTCAACTTATCGAAAGCTTTGTTTGATTTGTCAATACTATTGATGGTAGCTCCATGAGAACCATTACCTAGATGCATACCCACATAAGCCAAAGAGTTTTTCTTGATCTTCAAAGTGGTATTGGAACCGGTGGTAAATTTCTCATAGACTTCTACACGGATGGCCACCTGAGCGGTTTTCTTTACCAAATCAGCGGCAATCGGAGTGAAGGATGGAAGAAACGAACCAGCGACAAGGTTGGTCGTCTCCAGCTTGTAAGGGCCTCTACGTCTTACACCGGTGGAAACGTCATAGCGTTCCTCGATGGACGGCTCAGGCTCAATGTTGTACTTAAATCCTGCTGACATAAATTACTTGTTTTGTTGTTCGACAATAGATTTTGTGTCCGCCTCAATCATTTTGGCGAACTCGCTTACTTCCTTCTCCTGTTTTTGTTCGGCAGTTTCAGGAGCTTTGGAGAACTGAAAACCGTTGTTAGACATATCCTGCTTCATGTCCTTGAAATAGGTATCCAAGTCCGTGTTCTCAGGAATGTTGCGGTCCTTCAGCATAAATTCGGGAATACCGTACTTCTTAGCCACTGCCGAAATCTGAGAATTGCGCTGCGCCTGCGCTTCATTTTCCTCCATTTTGGCCAGTTTGTCGGCAAAAGGCTTGATACCAGCTGCAATGCCGTCGGCAATCATCTTTGCGATGTCCGTTTCCTGCGGCTTAGGAGGGTCGTTTGGTTTCGGTGGTTCTGGTTTCGGATTCTCGATTGGTCTCCCGTCTTTCAGTCCATGCTTCTTCTCGTAGTTTGAAACAGCGGAAGTCTGAGCTTGTCCTGCACGGAAATCACCATAGTTTTGCATCACGTCCTGAAAAGAGATACCCTCAACGATGGAGGTCACCTTCGTTTCGTCCGTTACACCCTCTGCCTTTTTAGTAGCTATACGGGTGAGTGTAGCAGTATCCACCCCAGCGAATTTCTGTTGCAGTCCTGCCAAGATTTGTTCAAAGATTGTCATACCGTATGAGTTTGATTAATAATTTCATACGGTAAATTTACTTATAGAGAAAGGGAAGGTGAAATTTTAAGTATACCGATACGAAACAATTCAGAGAATGTTTGTTTTTAAGAGAAAAAGAAAATAGCGATACCTCGAAAGACACCGCTATTCAATTAGTCAATATTTTAGATTTTTATCCGTATTCTTTGTATAATACCCGGAATTTTTCTGACTGAATTGTTCTATTCTTCAGATTTACTACCACCACTTTTTAAAGAAGAAAGCTGTTTTTGCTTCTCAATGTCGTTCTTCTGCTTCTCTGCCTGTTCCTCCTTGATGGCTTCAATCTCATCCATAACGGAATCCACGTTCCCGACGAAGGTGATGGCCCGCTGCTGCGACCAGATTTCGCCGTCTTTGGCCTTGATGGCGGTATCTATCTTGTCCTTGATGTCCTCCAGCCGGTAGGGTTGCATCTGAACATCCACGTCGATTGTCTCGGAGGCTGCTTCTAGGGTGGAATTCACGGAACCCAATGCGGAAACAAGAAAATTCACACGCCGTTGCATGAACTCGCCGACGGTTTCATTCAGGTTCTCCACATTCAGGTGGGTGGACATGAACACATAATCGAAGGTAACACCGGAGACAGCGTTGCCAGTACCCTTCAGGGAGTCAAATGATATTCTGGGAGTATTTGTCAGTCCATAAATCTGGCTTAACAGTGTTTCTACCTCAAACTTTACCGTATCAGGTACCTGTGACCAGGTAAGATATTGGGCATTTGCTCCTTGGCCAGTGAGTTCCACTATCCTATTCTTAAACTCGCCTGAGAAATTCTGCACATCACCGAACAGCATAAGGATCGGAAAGAAATGATAGTCGATGCAGTCCGCATAGTTTGAAAGAAGTTTCTCCAGCCGGACACGCATGCTCTTTATCTTCTCACAATACGCTTCCGGACGGTACATGTAAATCACTGGCATTTTCTTGAATCCATGAGAAAATGATCCTTTGTCAGTCCAGTTGTTCGTCAGTTCCCACAGGTAGACCATATCCTTGGTAATGGTCATGAAACAGGTAATCTCTACATCGTTCAGGTCTTTTTTCTTGTATTCACGGGATAAGGCCACCAAATCCCCCTGGTCGTTGAAAAATGGGTAGAGCTTGTCACCCCGGAACGGGGACCAGATGGCGCTTTTCAATCTATATTCAGGCTTTGATTTGCCGAAGATTCCAGAAATCTTTCTTTTGAGCTTTGCCCAAAAGCCATCATCTTTCACTACGTACCAATATTCGGCCACTTCCTGCTCGGCCAGCCATGTCCGAACCAGCTTCTTGTTCTGGTATTTCAGTTTGTTTTTCTTGAATACCTGCTTCAAGGCCGAAAGAAGGTTCTCCTCCGATTCATCCGGCTGGCAGTCAAGGACCGGTTCTGTTCCCACGGTGAAGGCGGTCTGTAGGTTCACGATATCCTGCTCGATAGGAAGGGCAATCCTGTTCGGATCAACTTCTTTTCTTACCGCCGGCTCGACATACTCTTTACCAGTAGTCGGGTCCGTAATTCGTTTCTCAGGCTGGGTAGTGATTTTGATTTTAGGATATTTCTCCTCATCTATCACTATCTCGTGCTTGTTCGGATTCCAGTCGTTGTAAAGGGCGTGAGCATTGGGAAGCTCTGTCTTTCTCCCTTTCTTCAGATAGTAGATTTTCCTCTCTATCTCCGGTATGGCTAAAATTTCTTCTAAGGTTCTCATATACTAAAATTTAATGTCCAAATACACCTGAAATATCCTTCGGTACTAAAATGCGTCCTAAAATATGGCCCAAGATGTAATACCTGATAGGGTCTATACAATGATTCCACGCATCAATCGGCTCGTTTATATAGTGCCCATCCTTGTCCTTGTCCCATACATAATTACGCAACTCTTCCATAATGTGGTAAGAACGCTTCGTTACAAATAACTCATATTCCTTGACTTTATCTATACCGGCAACCACAGACCCAGGATATTTATCTACAGGGTATATATTCACACCACGGTTCCTTATCTCCTGAATAAGACGCGGGTCTGCGCTATCTCCGTACACCTTCAAGTTCCAAGGTTTTAACTTCTTCGCTATCTCGTTGGTGAGCATTCCGGTTTCATAGAACAATTCATCCACATACAGCCTGTTGTCTATGATTCCGCATCTGATACCCGTTGATGGGTCGTTTGTAAAGCCCCAGTCAGTAGCAATAGCCACCTTCTTGCACCACATGGGGAACTCGTCCACTATACCCCATTTCTTGAACACGGCACCTTCAGCCACGTCTGCCCATCGGCCGATAACAGTGTGGGCGTACTTCTCCGGATTCTTCTCCTTCATTTCCTTTACTTCATTCAGGAACTCCGGGGAAAGATTCTCCAGATTATCAAAGTATGTTGTATGAATGTGGAGTACATTCGGATGAGTGGAAATCTGCACCTGTACGCCATCAATCTCCACCAGCTTGTGGGTGTTCTCAATGAAACGCTTGTAGACCCAATGGTTCGAGTCTGTTGGGTTCATCACGATAATAATTCGGTTCTGTATTCCCTTCTGACGGATGGAAAGCATGATGGTTTCAAACTCCTTTTCCGATACCCATTCCTCAGCTTCGTCCACTACGAAGGTTGTTATACCGTGAATGGATTTCAGCTTGGCTGTCTGCACGCCTGATGATGTTTTGATACCACGGAACATGACGCACCCGCCACTGCGCAGGTTCTTCACATCTGTCTTGGTACTTCGGAAATACTTAGAGTGACCATCCAAATCTACCTTTTCCATGAATTCAGGAATAACGGAAATATGAGCCGAAACCATCGTGTATCGGGTATAGAGTATCTGATGGACGATTCTCTTTTCAGGTGACGGATGGCGCACTTCGAAAAGAAGCCGTTCAATGAACGTAGATACATTGAACGACTTTCCGCTACCACGACCTCCGGTGACAAGAATGATGAACTTGTCCTTGTTGTGATAGAGCGGAGCATATATCTTCTGGGGCTTAATCTTCACTTTCGTTCTCCTCCATCCATTTGTCTATGTCGATGCCGTTCTCACGATGAAGGTCACTCTCTTCATCCTGCCGGCGCTCAACCTTCCGCCACTCTTCATCGTGATGATACAGCCATACTGACACCGCCTGAAGGTTCGGAGCCAGCTCGCTTTCGCTCACCTGAAGCTCTTCTTCACCGGTCAGATTTCCGTCCTGGTCTTTCAGCTTCCTCACAATGGTACTCTTCGTCTTGATACCGCCCAAGGCCATTGCAAGGAACTTTGCACGTACGGCTGCGGTGATGGTCGCACGCCCGCGCGCTAATACGTCGGTAATCTCCGAATATTTTGCCTTCATCTCGTAGAAATATGTCGGATTCAGCCCTAGAGCAAAGGCAATTTCCCTGTCCGTGAATCCCTTTTTGGCATACGTCTCCACCTGAGAAAGAAATTCCTCACTCCTGTAATCGAATTTTGGCTTTCTTCCTCCAGGATGTTTCTTATGTTGAGATTCACTATTTCCCATATTATTTCTTTTTCAACTTTCCACACTTATCGCAAACTTCGTATCTAAAATCTAATGGCCCACTCCAAACATAATGATGAACACAAAAGAAATTCCGCTTTAAAAACGTCTTTAGCCAAAGGATAAAGTCTCCTACCATGTTTCATCCGTTATTATTACCCATGTATATACGGCGAGACACGGGCTTGTTTCCATAGACATCAATTCCTCTTTTGGAGAAATAGTTGTCTATTCTCGCTGCATACCTTTCCATTATTGACCTTGTTCTATCTCTTATATTTCTTTGCCTATCTGTACCAAGTCCGTATTGCCTTCCAGCATTATACATTATACGTCTTGATTGTTGATACAACTGACTATACGTTTTCTTTCTAACTCGGCATTCCTCCTATATTTTAATTTCTTATTCAATCCTTTCTACCTGCTCATCGAATACCTCTCCCTTGATAAATTTGGCATACGGGTCATAACCAAATCTTTCACAGAAGGCGGCCTTTGCCTCGAACGTATCGAAGGAAAGCATTAAATAAGCGTCCATATCCTGAGCCTGCTTCTGGGCGGCTTCCTTGACCTGCTGCTTGACTTCCTTCATGTGGGCCACCTTCTCAGCCCGTTCCATCTGCCTGGCGGCTTTCTCGGCTTCCTTCTGTTCGGTTACCGGTTTCATCATATCTTCCAAAGCATTTGCGATGGAGTTTTCTTCCTCTGTCTGGAGAAGGAAATCACAGCCAATCATATTCAGGTCGGCAGCAGTCAACCCTGCGTCCTGGTAATCAATGTCCGGAACCAATCTGGCCAAAGCGTCATAGTCCCAAGATCCTTGTGCGTTCGGGTTGTTCATAAGGATATTCAACTCTTTTTCCTGCTTTTCGTCTACATCAATGACATCAACGCGGAGCCTGTAGTCGTTTTCAGGGAACTTCTGCAGCTCATCCATGACTGTCAGACGCTGATGACCGCTTACCACAGTCAGTCCAGTCCGCTTGTTGACTACGATTCCACCAACTAAGCCGAACTTCTTGATGCCTCGCTTCAATGTCTTTCGGGATTCCTCAGACAGTTTCCGGGGATTATAATCAGCGAAGTGAATGACAGAACGGTTGAGTTCTACCGACTCACTCTTTATGTATTTGCTCAGTTCCATACCTATTACTTTTGTTTATGTTCCCAAAGGATTCTTTCAGCCATCGGAAACACTTTATAAATTTTCTGTAAATCCTGTGGGTAATTCTTCTCCAGCCATAACATACAATCCAAATTGAAGCCTACACCCGAACTGGCCTTTAACGAATATCTAACCGGCTCTGGTAGGCTATTCTGCTTCATGTAGGCCAGAACATCTTTCTGAGTCCAGTCGGCCAAAGGATAGCACATACCGTTGTTCTCGTATCCATTGGCTTCATAACCTTTCAGCATCAGACGGCGGTTCATGCCGTCTGCCTTCTTCATTCCCAGGAACGTGTAATAAAGTCCGTATCTGAGCTGCATGGCCTTCACCACATCGGCCAGTTTCAGAAGCTTGACTTTCGGGTTTGGCACACAATACATACCACCACGAAGAATGTAGGTAAGGTTCCAGTGGGGTACCTGAACAAATTCTATCATCGGGTATTTGGCTTTCACCCATCCGATCCATCGTTCGATATGCTCTAAACCTTTGACAAAGTACATGAACACGCAGACAATCCGGTCAAACTTCGGGTAAATCATGTCCAGCAAGACCAGCGAGTCTTTGCCAAGGGACAGAAACAGCAAAGCCGCATCCGTTTTCTCACGAATGCGGTCAATGCTGCTGTATGTCCTTTCTTGCAGCATCATTATCCGCCACTCATACCAAGTCCGACACGGACGTTATAATACTGCTGTCTGCGATTAATAAATCTACCGCCCTGAGACAAGCCACCGGTTTCTGTAGTTAAACCTCTACGACCACCACGATAGCCACCTGTTGAAAATGTACTTCTGTTTGTTCTGACTCAACAACAAATTTTAAAGGGTTAAACATGCTTTTCTATCACTTTGCCAAGGTCATAAACGACCTGTGCGGCCAGGTATATCTCACCTTGATAGGTATATTCAATAAAATTGTGATTCTCATCTTCAAACAGCTCTATCTTTGCGTCTTTGACTTCTACCAGTGCACTAGCCCTGTCCTTATTGTAGCCTACAAAGAACTGGATTGCATCGTAATGCTTAGGCTGCAAAACCCCGTCTTTCTCGACACAATATCCGTCAGCGTCAAGCTGGCAGTATTTCTTCTGGGTTGTAGGTCTGATTTCTCTGAATTCTTGTGTTTTCTTGCCCGACAAGATTTCGTCAAAGAACTTCTGTTTGATGATAAGCGTAAGTATTTCCATAATCGTGTAAAGTTTAAATATTAGTTGCGGGTGATGGATTCGAACCACCGGCCTTCACCAAGTCAAAGTGACGAGCTGCCCACTGCTCTAACCCGCGATGGTATCTATACAAAGATACCCCATTATGAAGACAATTTTAAACAACAATTCAACGCATACGAAACAATTTGCTAATTGTTTGCTAATAAATCAGGGTCGTGCTCATTGATTATTTCCTCGACTATTGCTTTTGCACGCTCTATGCCGTTTTTATATCCTCGGCCATAGTCTGTTCTTGTAGACAAGTAGCTGGTATCGTTACCCAGCCACTCGATTATTTCTTTTAGGATTTCTTTCTCGTTCATATATTTAATATCTACTTAATAGTTCATAGAATTTTCGTTTCTTCTCAATGTATTTTAAGCCGTTACGTCTTAGTCCTCTTTTGGTCTTTGCCACAACCATTTGATAACCATTTACACCTACATAAATATGGTCTTTGTGATGTTCTTTGTTTTCTCTAAAGCTACAATCTATCATAATATCACAATAACGATAACTATCGTTCTGTACACCTTCATAACCTTTGCTCATTATGAAGTGTCCTATTTCATTTGCTTCTTCTTTTGAATAAGCAATAGTAAAAATATTTCTCATAACCATCTCAAATTAGAATAATACACACCGTTCAATTTCGTATAATCACCATACAGCTTTACTTTGCCTTTATACATCATGGCGAACTTAGAACTGCTAACGTTAGCCATCATTATGGATTCTGTCATTTTTGATTCATACCCATATTTCATTACAAGTGGATAAACTTGCCTTCTGAAGAAGATTTCGCTGTCTGTCATATCATTTACTGACTGAATAGGCAAAACGCCGTTATGGACAAAATAAACGCCATTCTCGACAAACGGGTGACAGTTCTTTCTGCATTTAGAACCGTGTGTCGCCCACCTCATGTGAATGATACATTCTTCTTCAATGCCAACTTCTGAAAGATGGGCCAGAAACCTTTGATAATTCATTGACTTGTATCTGTGCTTAGAAGAGACAAAACCGTAACCGTCATGATTGATTCTCTGAACCTTATTTAAGATGTCCAGCGTTGGTAACTGGACACCTTTTGGCTTATATATAATACAACACATATCTGATTGATTTTAATCGAGTGAGGCTCATGCAAGAACCTCAGCACGTGATTTGAAGAACGACTTTTCTTTCTTTGTCAAGAAAGGTATCTCGTCAATTGAATTAATCTCTGAACTCAGAACGTTCTTCTTTGACCAGGCAACCAGCTTGGCGCAGAAGTTAACCCAGTTAGAAATCTTTTCGAAGTCTGTAGAACCCTGATGCTGTCTGAATTCTATAGTCTTGTGACGGGTATAAGAACAAGCGTTCACCTTAAAATATCTGTTGTCTCTCATTACGTTTAGAACATCATATCTCGTTCTGCAACATTCAAAGCTTATACCTTGAAGAGTCTTGCACCACTGGCTGTTGTTTGCACGTCTTGAACGAGCCATAAAAGTATCAATCACCTTCTCTAGTTTCTGATAATTCTTGAACACATTTACATAGGCTTCGCCGGACAGAGTTGCAGCCCCGATATGAACATGTAATCCTGTAGAGATATTCACTTGTGCATTTGCTTCATTTAAAGCTTTGCAACATGTTTCTAGGCTTTTCATACCCCCTTTACCAGTAAGAACCGGTGAAACACATTCAATAGGGTTTTCACCTCTAATAGAAGAATCAGATACAAACTTATAGTAGTGGTTGTTGTCAACGTGATTATAACCCTCATACTGAAAAGGCATTTCGTTTCTTGTTGCACTTTCTCTCATAAGACTTGCAGCTACCAGGCATTCAATCTCAACACCAAAAGTGAATTTATGTGTTTCTCTGATAGCCTTAGGCAGTTCAGCCATAAGAAGTTCAACTTCATACTTTCTCAAACCCAATTTAACGAAAGCTGCCTTTTTAGCTGCTCTTGAACCGTTCATGTTCTTAATTTCTTCTACCTGTTCTTTTAATGTCTTCATAATCGTGTGTATTTAAATTGTTATTCAAATTATATTTTGATTTTCTGATTGCAAATATCAAACTTTATTTTGAATAAACAAAGTTTTTATCAGAAATTTTTCAAATTATTTTTTGATATTATTATTCTATATATCTATGTATAATTTGAAAAATGTTCCTATCTTTGCATCAAACTATAATTTGAATAATATTATGCTTAGAGTACAAGAGATCTGTAAGGAGCAGGGAATAACCATGCAGGATTTGGCAAAGAAGATGGGGGTTACTTACCAAGCTTTATATGCTGCTGTTTCCGGTAATCCTACTATTGGGAAATTAGGGGATATAGCTAAGGCACTAGGAGTTAATGTTGTCGATTTGTTTGAAGGGAATTCAAAAGATTCCGAAGTGAACGGCTACATTAAAGTAAAAGGAACTCTTTATGAGATACATTCGTTTGAGGATTTAAGGAAATTATTAGAGTTGACTATTTAACTAACATAAAAATTCATGGAAAAGAATATAATAGACAAAGTAAAAGAGGAATTAGGTGTACATGGAGATTATTCAGGTATCCAGTTGCTTAGAAAGCTAACACAAAAAAGAGCTAATTCACACCCTGATAAGTATCAAGATATTAATCAGAAAGAAATCCAAAATGAAAAACTTAAATATCTTAATAGCCTATTTGAAGAGTTAAAAAAGTATCTTAATGAACAACAAAAAAATCTTCCTGCTACAACTAAAGAAAGTAATACAAATCAAATATACTCAGATTTATTAAATGCAATAGGAGATATATCCGACTTACAAGATCAAATCGAATTACTTACTAGTCAAAATAGTTACAAAGACTATAAAATAGAAGAATTAAACACTCAAATAAACGAACTAAAAGATAAGAAATATGAAGATGAAAAGAATAATATTATATCATCTTTGAATGAAATATATAAACCGTCTACAACTGGACAAATTGTTTCAGGATTTTCTTTTCTTATACTTATTATATCCCAATTAAAAACGGTCAAGGATTCGTTACTTAATATTCTTGAAAATCAAGAGTTTGTAATGAGAATAATCTTTTTAGTCTTTCTTATGAGTATATTTTATGTAGCATATAAGGTAGTTCTTAAACATTGTATAACATACTATCAATGTAAATTATTAACTCCATCACGACTTAAGATGCTAAGTAATTTTTCATCTAAAAAAGAAGGCGTTTTCTTTACAGAAGAAGATGTAGAAAGATATGTCAAGAACAATATATGTTCATATATCAAGCCATTATTCATCTTAAATAAAGAAATAATTTACAGGCAATTATCTAATTACATAATAGTAAGTTTACATCAAAAGAAATTAATAAAATCAATGAAGCCAGACGGATTAATTCATATCTTTGAAATTAACAACAATTCTTCCCAATATTATAAAGATAATCCTTTTTTATAATGTTTTTAAAGCCGGAACATTATGTTTCCGGCTTTTCTGCTAAAATGAAAACAAAACACAACTTACTTGATTAGTCCTTTGACCTTCAACCTTTCTAAAATCTGGTTGTAAAGGTACTCTATATCCTGTCGGAAATCCTTATACT